GAATGGTCCGTAAGATTGTGAACGAATTATGGTTAGTCAAAGTTGATTTGATGACCAAGCGTGCTGCAAAGGAGACAAGAACGCCTCCATTCTCTGTATTATTATACGGAGATTCATCTATAGGTAAATCATCTCTTATGGAGATTCTCTATACCCATTTTGGGAAACGAGAGAAATTACCTATAGATCACGAGTATAAGTATACTCGTAATGCAGCGGCTAAATTTTGGGATGGTTTTACAACCTCCCAATGGTGTGTCGTATTTGATGATGTAGCTTTTCTACATCCAAATAAAGCTCCTCAAGGTGATCCAACGTTGATGGAAATTATTCAGCTTATTAATGCTGTTCCATTTACGCCAGATCAAGCCTCATTGGAGAATAAGGGTAATACACCCGTAAGAGCAAAGCTAGTTATAGCTTCTACAAATACTAAGGATTTGAATGCTCATCATTATTTTGCCTGTCCTTCAGCTGTACAACGACGGTTTCCGTACATTGTGCAGCCTAAGGTACTTCCTCAATTTTTGAGTAAGGATGGTAGAACTTTAGATTCGTCTAAATGTGATGATGATAGAGCTTATCCGGAGTATTGGTCTTTTACAGTGTCGAAAGTTATTCCAACTCCTTATGATCATGAAGCTAAGCGACACCCAAAAGCTACATTTCAAGTTATATTACAAGATGTAGGTATGAAGGAATTCATTATCTGGTATAATGATGCGATTGAAAAGCATAATTTGAACCAGAGTATAGTTAGTGATTCCATTAAGAAAATGTATGATCTTGAATTACATTCTTGTGGACTACCTTACTATATGTGCGATTGCAATGATGCATGCACTAAGTGTGAATATCCTACACCTCATTGTAAATGTGGCCCCGAGCCTTGTGCTTGTAGGACCAATCCAAACTTGCATGCTCGTTGTCCCGTAGGACGTATGGAGTTGCAAGGTTTAGTTGATGGATCTGGTTATGCAACAACGTACATAATGAGTTATTTATGTGCAATGTTTGCTGACTATATCGTCACTTATGTGATTGGTCTCTATTACCTGGAGAATTTCTTTGTGAATACTGCTTTAGGTCGTTATTTATTTTATCGACTATATCAGTATTGCAAAGGAGAAACTAAAAGAAAATTTGAAAGAATTTCTTTTAGAGCTCTGGGACGCGCTATGGAAGCTGCAGTAATACTTCCTAGGTTCTTTGTTTTTATAGCTATATGGTTGTCTACTTTGTATTGTGTTAATACATTGAAGAATTTTATCATGAGTTATATTATAGATGTTTCTCCTGAAGCTGATTCTTCTGATATTGGTCTTGCACCAAAGGAAGATAATGAAGCTCGTGAGAATGTCTGGTATAAAAACGTTTATGAACTTTCATCTTTTGATTATACATCACAACAAACTAGTACAAAGAATGATACTTTGGAAGCTTTCTCTAAGAGAATGGAGAAAAATGTTGTGCATCTCAAGATGGTAGCACCAAATAGCGGAAAGACTCACTACACTGGAGCGGTGTGTCTTAAGGGTAATGTGTATTTATTGAATGCACATTCCCTTCCTGAGGAAGATATTTTTGAGTTAACAGTTATATCTCAAGCTGGAAAAGATGGTGTCACACAGAATGTGACATGTGTTATGTATAAAC